AGCTCATCCATGAGGGGCTGGGCAATGCCAGTGTAGACCTGATCCACATAGAGCCACAACTTATACGGCGCCTCGCCCTTCACATACTTCATGGACTGGATAAACCGAGCGATGATCATCGGGTCGTTGTAAATCATCACCACGTCCGGTCCGACCATCTCCAGATACTCGTGGATCTTGTTGAACCCAAATCCCTCCTCCTTTGGGTCCTCATTTGCGGCTGCGTCATAGGCTACAATACCCTCTGGCACTTTGCGGATGTTCTTGCGCTCCGGATGGCGCTGAAACCCAAAGTGAAACGTCTTGACCTTGGGAGCAAGGGTAGCCACCTGCGTCAACAGATTGGACACGACCTTTGAATACCCGGTCGTCTGATCGACGTGAGTGCTAACGAGAACAAAGCGCATTGTGTGTATTCTCTCGGATCTGTATAAATAGAATGCAGGTCAATTCTGCACAGGATTACTTGACTGCACAGAAGCGGCGCATTGTGGCTGCATCGTTTGCCAATGTCCCGCCACCGGCTCAGCGAAAGTATAACTATGTTTATCTCTCCATGCTTGCCAACAAGGCAACACAGTATAACAAGGTGAACTATCCCCAGCCAGTCAGTCTGGCTGCCGGATCTGTTCCCGGTGGAGTGTATACGGCGGCGGGTGCAGCGATTGCACCAACTCAGAGCACTCGCCCGGTAGTGAATGACTGTGTAAATTGCCCAGCACCAACTGGACTATCCGGATCTCTCATCTAAAGAATCAATGTGCCATAATACAAATGCCTGGCGCTCTCATGCAGCTGTCCCAGGTGGGGTCACAGAATACACTGGTCAATGGAAATCCTTCCATGACGCATTTCCGTGCTGTCTATCGGCGACATACGAACTTTGCTATGGAGCACGTTCGCATGTCGTTTACCTCTTCGAACCTTGACTTTGTCTTCAATGGAACCAGAACATTGACATGCAAGGTCGACCGCTATGCGCAGTTGCTCCATGATACGTATCTGATTCTGACTCTTCCTGATATTTGGTCGCCAATGACAGCCGTATCCTCTCCGCCGATTGGTTATGATCCTACCTGCACAGCCATTGGTTATGAGTTTCAGTGGATCAAGAACATTGGGTATAATCTAATTGATCACGTAGAGATCGTAGCCAATGGCACACGTCTTCAGGTTCTGACCGGCGAGTGGCTGAAGATGTATTCCTACTTCACACATGACGGAACCAAGCGTGCAGTTGTCGACCGCATGGTTGGACATGTTCCAGAGATCTACGACCCCGCAAATGCGTATGATCGCACGGGACAGTATCCCCATGCAGTTACACCGACAGCCGCAAGCACTGTCTTTCCATTTGCATCAACACCTGAACCATCTATCCGCGCTCGTCAGCTCGTGATTCCTCTTCATTTCTGGTTCTGCGAAAACCCAGGTCTGGCACTGCCATTGGTGTCCATGCAGAATACCGAAACGTATATCAATGTGGTTCTCCGTCCTTTGAATCAGCTTTACAGTGTGATTGATGTGAATCCACTGACTATACAGTCATCTATTGCGAGTGTAACCTCATCGGGTTCTGCAGTCACAATTACAACAACCGCTCCCCACGGATTCACCATCAATACAACAGTTCTGCTACAGGGATTGATCGGATCAGCGTCCTCGTTGAATGGATCGGTTACGATTGCTACAGTGCCAACAACAACAACATTTACAATTGCATCTCCGATTACAATCGCAACGTCTGACAATATCCAGTCAAAGGCAGTGGTCGGTGGCGCAACAAATCCAACCTACGGTCAGCGTATACAGCCAACAAGTTCGCAGCCGATGAACTTATTTTTGACTCCACCAACCCTGACAGGAGGAAGCCTGAACAACACTATCAATACATTCTTTGCTGATCCCTATCTCGAAGGTAACTTCATTTACCTCACGGACATGGAGATGAATCAGTTGGCAGTTGCTGATCAGACGTTTCTTCTGAAAGAGGTGCGCCATATTAATGCTGAAGGGCAGTTTGGAGCAAACACCGATATTGTTATTCCGATGTTCAATATGGTTACACGAATTGTATTTACTGCTCAGAGATCGGACAGAATGCTGACCAACGACTGGGATAACTATACAAACTGGCTTAGCCCAAATCGCGCACCGTTCACAGCTAGAGATCCATCGGCAATCGGGGATACACTCTTTTCATCCGGTCAAGCTCAGATTTCTTCCATCTATCCACGCGACTGTATATCCGATGGTAACCTGCTTTTTGAAGGCAATCCGCGGTTTCAGACGAAACCAACAAGTTACTTTTCGTTGCTTCAGGCATATAAGCACACGACAGGATCAGCTCCGTATAGGCTTCCGGGAGTCTATATGTATTCCTTTGCGTTGGACCACAATATGTATCAGCCGAGTGGTGCGGTAAATGGTAGCATGTTCAACAAAGTTATACTAAGAGTATCCCTTCAGCAGCCTCTTCCCGTGGGAACGACAAACACGCAGGTTGTCTGTATTCTTGCGTCCACTGCGCTCAGTAAGAACCCTGTTGTCATTCCTCCCGGTAATGTGAATCTGAAGAACCCAGATGGATCTCTTGTATACCCACCGGGATCTTTGATGTCCGTGGTTCAATCTGTCGTGAACAACAATATCCTCTTTACCTACACCTATAACGTTGGTGTCTATGTCGAGTCGATTAACTATCTCCGAATCGTGAGCGGAATTGCAAATCTCGTGTTTGCATCTTAACAATGGGGGATATCACGCTGATTAGTGCGACATATCTCCTCGACAATCAAAGTCAGAGCATTAATTTGCTCAATGAGATGAATGAAGAACTTGCTAAAAATTACGGTGAACTCGATATTGTTGTATCTACGCTTGATGCTAAATTACGCAAGAATGATAGAATCCCTAAAACTACAGCTCCGGGTGGGACTTTGTCCATAACATATGCAGATAAGGAAGGAGCATGGCACATTAAAGAAGCGGACTTGAACGGGACCATCAAGATTGGCGAACGGAGTGTGTTTGGAAAGATGGTTCAGAAGCCCGGACAAATTCTTTGGTCATCCTCACTTGTCATTGGACAGTGGATGATGGTCTTTGTGGTTGTAACTGGGTGGGCTCTTGTTGTGCTGTGGTCATGGATGCAGACTCGTGGAATGGAGGGCAAGTTCAAAGATTGGTCAACGATTACGATGGATCGGTTTGGACCGATTGGATTTGTCATTGCAGTTCTGATTTATATGCTGTTCTACATCGTTCGTATTCCGTGTGAGTTTTTTGGGAAGATGGCAAGCTCCGATCCCCCGGATGGCTGGATATTAAAGATGCTTATGGCTGCTGCGTCTGGATATGCCCCTATTCCTGGGTTTTTGGTGCAAACAATCATATGGATGACCGTTGTCCGCAATCTTGGTAAACCTGCTGGCGCAACGATGGCTGACAATGCATCTGCAGCAATGGGTTCTGCGAAATCTTTGCTCCCCCCAAGCGTGGCAGCTGCAGCAAAAGCTGTTCCCCATTAAGTAATGATCGAGATCCCCTGGCTTGTCGCTGGTCTTTTAACCGGACTCATTATTGGCACTGTGTTTGTGCCTCCGACCCGCAAGACGGCTGGCGTGCCCAAACCCGGTGACCCCGAAGTGTTTCATACGGATACGGGGTGTGTTCGATTCGAAGCCACCGAAGTCCCGTGCACGGCTGAGCCAGACTCCCTGAATCTCCTCGCATCTCAGACACAATGAAGCTGCCGATCACCAATGTGCTCCATCGAGGAGCACCCTTCTTTTCCTTCATCATTGGAATGGGTTTGGCTATGCTCCTTTTTCACCGCAACTTCGGTGTGATGAAGACGTTAGCCGTGCCTGTAGCTGAGACGACAAGTAAAGTTGTGAAGGCTGATGGAAAATGCTATCGTTACCGCGTGGAAGATGCCGAATGTGAAATCCCGTCTTCTTCATAAACAATGAGTGAAGGATCGACATCTCTTGACGCGCTGCTTCCGAGTCCCCAGGGTCCGCAGTCTGCCCCGCCCGTTTACCCGGAAGCTAGCGGTCCTGGACCGAGCACTACGGGCTTTGTGCCGACGTTCAAGCCGACTCTGCCGCAGATGGGATTCATGTTTCGCAATCTCCAGTTATACGTCGCCTTCTTTATAGCCACCTTCATCCTGTCCCTGGCGACTCCCCGCAACCTCCTTCTTCAGTATATCCCGTCAGCCTATACGTCGAGCGGCGTGGTGAGCTACCAGGGTGCGGCGGTTGTGAGCGCCGCGTCGGTGGTTCTGGCGCACTTTGTGAGCGTCGTTATTACGAGCTTTCTTGGTTAGTGTGTAGTAACACAATGCAGTGCCCGCCCGCTTGGGTCTATCCTCGGATTCTGCTCGGGGCTGGGTATCAGTTGACACCTTTTTTCGTATCCAAATATAGAATTACCCACGTGGTCAATTGCGCATTTGCCGACGATTGTCCAGAGTGGTGGAGGCGCAGACATCCGGGAAACTACGCAGAACTCCATGCGATCGATTCCATGGCTGTGCGGATTCTGGATTGGTATCCGGAATTTGAGAATTGGATGAAGCTATTTCTGCGGTCGACAAATGGAACGGTCTTTGTTCATTGTAAAGCCGGCATTAACCGCTCAGCTTTTCTGGTCATGGCATTTGTATGTAAGAACTCTGGCATTGACTTCCGGACGCTGTTGTCTGCGGTTCGCAAGCAGCGTCCTATCGTCTGCGAGAATTCTGTTTTCATGAGACAAGTGGAAGACGAACTATATGGACGTGTTCAGAGTGAGGAAGACACGGGAAACAGAATCAACGTCAATGGGAACGCTTGATTCTGTTCATCGGGACATTGTAGGTGGTTTACGGGATGCAAAGACACATGACACAGAACTACGAGCAGAAGCGGATCAACTGCGGACACGGATTGAGGCGCTGAAAGCTTCCAACGAGATTGCCGATGTTGTCATGTGCACGACATGGGAAACGCGAGTCCGTGAAATTGAACGTGAGCTGAGTCGAGCAAACCCTATGGAAGACTACTACATGAAAAACATGGACATCCTGATGGATTATTACAAACGTCCGGATGCCGTCGCTCAGCCGACACAGACTCCCAAGGATGCGTCGACGTTTATGAAGTTTTTCACAGCTTCGTGCTCTCCTGATCAGGGCACGTCAAAGAAGCAGATCTTTGATGCGTATGTGACTCGCATGAAGCTGACGAATACCCCCGAGGTTGTCCAGCAGATGACGGAGCATTGTATTGGGTGTAATGTCGCTCGCGAAGAGATTAGCTCTGAAGGTATTCTGGTCTGCCCGAAATGCGGGTCTGAGGAGTATTCGCTGGTGGTGTCGGACTTCCCTTCGTTTCGCGATCCGCCGAAGGAGCGGAACAATTACGCCTACAAGAAGATCAACCATCTCAATGAGATTCTGAACCAGTTTCAAGCCAAGGAGTCTACGATGATTCCGGAGGAGGTCATGAATGAGGTGGTGCTGGAGATCCGTAAGCGTCGCATCAACAATATTGCTGATCTGACGGAGAAGGAGATTCGCGAGATTCTGAAGAAGCTGGGGAGATCGAAGTATTACGAGCATGCGGCTCATATTCTGTCCCGGTTGAACGGCAATCCTCCACCGACCATTACGCCCGAGATTGAAGAAAAAATAAGAGCCATGTTCCAGGAGATCCAAGCGCCGTTTCTGCTCTACTGCCCAAACGACCGCACGAACTTCTTGAGCTACTCGTATATCTTGTATAAATTTATGGAATTGCTTGACATGGATGAATATCTACCCTATTTCCCGCTCTTGAAGTCACGCGACCGGTTGATCGCTCATGACATGATCTGGTCCAAGATCTGCGAGTATTTGAAATGGCAATTCATCCGATCTGTTTAGCTCACAAATTGCAGCATCTCTCACTTGTGTCGCCTTTTCAAGAGTATCGTGCCATCCATAATGACGCATTTTGCTGTTCACTCTGAATTTGACTTCATATACGCCGCGGAGTTTCACCCAGTATATGCCGTATTGTTTGCTATCATGTCTATATGTGTTTAACATGTTTTCGCGTTTTGTCGACCATTGTAAATTCTCTACTCGATTGTCGGTTCTATCCCTATTTATGTGGTCAACTTCTCGTTTCTGTTCGGGATTTGGAATAAACGCACACGCTACAATTCTGTGAACCTTTGTAAGGATTTGACTTCCACTCTTACAGAGATTTACTGAAAGATACCCGCCGCCGTCCGCACCCGGTCGCAGGAGCTTACGCGGTCCACGTATTTGTCCCATGTTTGACACACTATAGAGCCCTTCATAACCGACAACGTCTTTCCATTCTTCCATAAAATCAATCACTACTTTGATATATTATTCGTTTTCATACTCAATACATAACCCAACAAATGGACTCCACCAAGCACTACAAGGACAAGAAGACAGGTGTCTATCTCGGTCGGTTCGTGAAGACAGAGGAAAATTACCCCGATGGTCCGTGGCGCGGCGGAGTAACGTATCATACGTTCGAGAAGGATGGCGCGACCTATGTGGTGATTGGTCCGTATAACGATGTGAGTGGGTATGAGATTTATCCGGGAGTGT